AAAGCTAAAGTCTTTTCTATTTCGAACGTCCAGTACTTTTTGCGAATTAATCCATTCGCTCAGGTAACACGTGCAGATAGTACGATTGCGAAGGGAGGGGAAGCCTCTGATACAGCTTCCATGGATTTAAAAAGCAATATACATTCTGGTGAAAGCTCGGTGACTGACATACTTGAAAAGTTAGCTCCTGGCATATTACCGGAGGGAAAAAGGGTTTTGAATGCTGAGTTAGATCAAAGCACCTTTAAATTACTATTTGACTCTAATCTTAAATTTCAAGATAAGGTCAAAATCATTAAACCATTTCTGAGACAGCCGAATCGTTTGGCGTTAGTTAAGATTGGTCCAACAGTGGATGTCAAACCAGAGAGGTTTGATTCCCTGACTTTTAAGGTCATTGAATTACTATATGTACTTCGGTGTATCGTTGCAGTTTTACCTGCGACAGACAAACTTTGTTCTTCGATCGTAACTCAATTGGCTAGTTACGATTTGGACAAAATTGAAAAAGAGGATGTTTCTAAAATTTTAGAATCACTCAATAAATTAAGAGGTTTAGATTCTTCGATTTCTGTGGTGGCATCTGCTGCTTCTAAAATTTTCTTTACTGTTGATGGTCTTGCGTTTGATGATTTTACCATTACATTAAGTATTGAAGAATGGGAAGTGATAACTGCTTCTATGAATAAGATAAGAATTGACTTCGCTGATGAGATTCGTGAAAAGGCATCAGCTAAATATAATGATTCGACTTCGAAACTTACGAAGTTGAAAGATAAAAGAGATTTGGAAAAACGAATTCACGCGTCGCGCGGACCTTTGCTCCACATTCTCAAATTAACCAAGGATGACTTACATCCTTTAGACAATTTGTCAATCTTAGAGTCTGTTGAAATTTCGGATTCAAGCAAGAAAATAGCTTTTAATAGGAAATCTAGACTCGCTGAGGCTAAGAAAAGAATATTAGAAAAGTTTCGCGCTGATCCTACAATTGATGTAAAGCAGTACGCAAAAGACACACAAGTTCTGTCTTAAATAAAATAAGAAGAAGTTTTCGTTTAGAAAGATATGAATCTCTGTTATCCATCAATAATGGTAGAAAGAATTATCCTGCCGGTTACAAAGAAGCTTGTTCACTTATCAGTAAACAGCGTATTATGTCTTTGAATAATCGTGTTGCCAAACCTAAACGAGGGAAGCAAAAAGGTTTTACCGATCCTTGTTTTCATACAGAGTTGTGTCGAGGTTATTCTACTATTGCTCCCAGAGATCGAAAAGATTCTTCATCTTTAGATCAGTTTGGACCCTTTTTTAGAGGTACCGGGTTGAGTAAGTTTTTAGGAAATTCACCTTTTCGTTACTGGAAAGGTAGATCCGTAATTTTTCCTTTCTCTATAGTTAATTCTATAGCCTGGTTCCTGGATTTAATTCCTAAAGAAGTTAAAGAAGAACTCGTTAACATCGAAAGAAGTTTCGTGGCTCTTCCTTCTTACGTAGCCTCTTTTATAACTCTTAGTGAATTCTCTAGATATAGAGAAGGCTACAGGGGCAAAATTAATCCTAAGTTATTAAACGTCGATTCTGAAATTTGGAGACTCAAGTTGCCCGTTGATGTTCCTTCTCCAGATAAAGAAGATGTTTATCATGCAAAACTTGCTGCTGAGACTCACCCGGGGCTTGTTACGAGAAGTGTTTTTTATTGGAAGAATAAAAAATTTTTCAAAAATGCTTTGGGAATCAAAAAGAAAAATATAATTTTTGCTAGTGTTGTTGATGTTTTACGCAATTGGGATAAGATTGGATTGGGTAAATTTAAGAATACAAGTGGAACCTACTGCTTAGGTAGTAGGGAAAAGATATTTAATTTAGAACTCGAAGATATTATTAAATTGCGTACTGTCTTTATTCCTGAAATGATTGATATATTGGTAGGGAGTACATGGTACGAACATATAAAAGAATATTGGGGTAAGAAGGGCTTATACCAAAGTGAGATTTGGTTAGGGCACGCTGACCAACATATGCGATTCTACCGCAGAATACAAACGGACGTTAAATTTAAATTTGGCTACGATTTTGATGGGAAAATGTGGGAAACCGGAGTAGTCAGTCCAATAATTGTTGCCAGTTTCAATATTATAAGAGGAATTTTTGTGAAATCGAGTTTTATCGATAATCATTTCCTTTTCATTATGGACACACTAATTGTTAAGAAAATCATTTTGCACAATGGTAATACTTTTATGTGTACCAATGGTGTTCCTTCAGGTCATTCTTGGACCTCATTAATTAATTCGGTTGCTAATTGGATTATATGGAC